GTATAGATAACTGACCAGACGTTGTAATTGCTGTAGCGACCAAGAGATCAAAATAACGAAAGTAGTTATTACCAATTGCCCCATAAGCGGAATTAAGAGAAATCTTCTTCGCCATTTGGATGTTGTCATACCTAGATATCTTCTTGAGTAGTGCGGGGTCACCAGTGTTCTCATACTCCTGTTTAGCTTCGAGCAGAAGTTTCTTATATTTGACACGATCATTATATACATTCTCCATTATCTCTGGCAGAAATCCTTTGACATCCCTACGGAAAAAAGCACCGTTTGGAGTCATACAATACTCTGTATCATTCTTGATTTTCTGATCAAGAATGCCATCCACCATACCCTCTTTCACTTTACTGCCGGGTACAAGGGTTTCTGGTGAGATGTTGTATTGCATGATAAGGTGTGGATACAGTGAGTTCAAGTCAAATGACATGACCCACTTGTGCATACCCACTTGAGGGTCTTTGACATATGCACCCTCAAACTTCTCTACCTTCTCCTGTTCCTTCTTCTGTGGAATCACAATGTCCTTTTTGCGTAGGTGATTGTATATCATGTTGTCCCAATAGCGAACCTGACCCAAAACATCCGCAAAATTCACCTTGCCATCATATGCCATAGTCAAGCACAACTCAATGAGTCGCATCTTGTCTTCTAGCTTATCCACAATCTCCACGTCTTGGATGTTGTATTCAATGAACGACTGATAGTCTTTCTGATACCACTCCTTGAATGTCTCGAAAGGATTGCCATCCTTCCGCTCACCTAGCTCCACAAACGCAATATGGTCTAGTGTGTATCGTTCTTGGTTTGTGTATGTAAACTTGCGATACAGATCAAAGAAATCGAGAGCAGATACACCCTGTATGCTGTAGACTTGATGCCTGCGTCCCATCTGATACACTTCCTTGGCAAACACATTGTTCCAAGGTGATAGCTTATGCATGAAGTCTTCACCGAAAAGGTTCTTGATACGATTGCAGATGTAAGGAATGTCGAAAAACTCTGTGTTCCATCCAGTGATAATGTCTGGATAGATCATACGCCACTCGTCAAGAAACTTGATGAGCAAGTCATCCTCATCTCTACACAGGCGATAGTCTACGTCCTCACGGCTGTTCTGAAACTCATGAAGACCCCAGACAACAATCTTCTTGTTCTGATGGTTCTTCATAGTGATGGATAGCAACGGCTCTGCGGCATCCTGTGGATTAGGAAAGCCATTCTCACACTCCACCTCAATATCAATGGTCACAATAAGAATTTGATCCTTATCCCAAGGCACATCATTTGGATATTCATCGCTGATGTAACAGTATGGATATTGTGTATTACCATACAGGATATCTTGATTTGACCTCTGTTCAACCCAAGCCTTTGCCTCCTTTATGGAGTCAAGTTCTTTAGGGAGAACATGTTGGCCATCAAGAGTCTTGTATCCTGTGTATTCATTAACTTTGTTGTATAATGTGGGTCGATAGTTAACCCGTTTGGATACTCGTTGACCATCCTCGACACCTCTCACCAGAAGAGAGTTGCCACGCTGAATCACATTTGTATAAAATTCCATTATAAGAGTATATCACCTGTATAGTTTTTTGTCAAGGGTATATTAATCTATTTCGTCTGTTTCATCGCCTTTTTCTGACCAATCAGATAAGACAAATTTTCTATTGGGGTTAACACTAACTTTAAATCTTGTTAGTAAATTTCTGTTGATGAGAAATGTGCTCGCAGCATCTTCTAACTGAAGTCCAATTGGAACATCTCCATACAACATATTATTAAATTTAACATTCACATGAACTATCGGTCTTTCAGCAATTTTACCAATGTGAGTAGGCTTTGAAACTCCCATCAATTTATTTGTGAACTTCTTACCGGCCCGCTCCCACTGAACAGTTTTACCAGAGACTTCCATTTTGTCAACAACCAACATAGACGCCTTTGTTCCATTACCAGTATCAAACTTAGCTCTTATCGGTCCATATCCATCAATCTCCAAAGTCTCATGAAATCCAGCTTCTTGGTTGTAAGCAAACCTTCTATGAACAGGACTTTGCAAATACTCAACCACCAGTTTGATGATATCTTTTTCTTTTGTGGGTTCTTGTGGAACCGTAGTCATATCATAGTTTTGAAACTTGGACCCCATGCCAGGCGAACCGTTACACTCTAAGACATAAATTTCATTATTCACAATCGCATGATCAACACCGACCATGTATGCACCTGTTGCCCTTGCAGCTGCAAGAATTTCAGACTTCTCTTCTTTACTCAAGACATAAGGTTCTGTCTTTGCGCCCATGTGGCGATTGGATCGAAAATCTTTTTCTGGTTTAATTCTCTTAGTTGAGGCAACGATACGACCATTAAGAACGATGGTTCTAACATCAAACTCTATTTGTAAAAACTCTTGAATGATGAGTGGTGCGTTGTATTTCCATAGGGATTGAATGACACTCATCATGGACTCCATACTATCAACTTTAGAGACACCGATACCTTGTGTCCCTGTCAGAGTTTTGATGATGACAGGAAACTTTCCACCGATACGTTCATGAGCATCAACAATACTTTTTTCATTATTGACCAACGATGTACGGGGAGTGTTGATATTGTTTCGTTCAAAAGCTGTATAGGCTGACATCTTATTATCACATGTTGCCATGCCATCACGATCATTGATCATCATGCAACCAGAATTTTGCAGTGTGCCTAGTAACGCAAGACCAATCTCATCTTGTAGAACACCAGCTCTAACGAAAACAACTGTAGTATCAGTTTCGACTACAATATCTTTTTCTTCCCCATCATAATTTTTAATAGCAACCGTTCCCTTTTCGATATCATTATCTGATACCCAAGCTTCAGTTGTCACCACCGTATAACAAGGCAGCCCTAAATCTGCACACGCCTTTAATAGCATACCAGTAACAATTTCTGGTTTCTTTGCTTTTGAATTAGTTAAGATAAGAACTGTTATCTTATCAGGTATAACTTCCTCAGCTATAAAAGACTTAAAGTTTTCCAAGATACTATTCCCGTTTTTTACCAATGTTGTATTTTGTCTCCAAGGTCCAATCACCCTTCTCTTTGTATGCAAGAACTTTTATCTGACTTAAAGGGGCTGGTTCATATGTCATCTCATTTAATATACTAATCAATCCCCAATCCCGTAAAAGAATTGCAATTGTATTTCTTCTTGCTAAATCATTGATGGTTATGTTTGTCTTTTTGCCATCAAGGGCGAATAGCTCCTTAAAATGCACAATATAATATTTACCTTGCTTGTGTAAAATATGACAGGATTGGTATAGTTTTCTTTCTTTTCTTGAGGCAACACCGATACGAGAAAGCGTTTCTCTCACTTTCAAAAAGTCATCTGGTTCAGCGAGTCCTACTTCTAATAGTTGTTCTTGTGTCCAGTTAATTTCTTCCATTTCTTCCGCCTTTTCTCATTTTTTGTTTTATGGCAGAAATTTGTTCATCATCCAGTATATCAAGAGCAACCTTTGCTTTCTCATTGTTGTAACCATAGAACTCTTTAACATACTCTAGATTCTCTAATTTCGTCGCCTTCACCCAAGGAGTATATCTTTTCCTTGTTCGTAGACTATTTAGTAAAAAATCATATTGTAGTTTCTTGTCCAATTGGTGCAACTGATTGATCTCATTTACTAGCATGATAGTATCTTGAAATGGGGCTAGACACTTATTTACGATGAAAGGTGGATATTTCTTCTCCCACTGTTCATCTTCTGTGTCCATAAGAGTTTCTTTGGTGTGGTTTATCGCATTTAAATAATCTTTCAATTCATACATTATAAGCTTCCTCCAACGTCATTTCTTTTCTACTGTTTTGTTCCCTCAACATATGTCTTAAATACCACAACACTTCTCAACTCATAACATTGACGAGACACTGGCATTGCTTGGTGTGGTGCCTTTGCATTAAATACAATCAACCTGTTTCCTACATATGGAACTAACTCACCATCCACAAGGGTTCCACCACCCCAATCTTTTTTCCAATCTAATCGGGGATAGTATATCATAGTGAAATCACCATCATCTGTGTGTTCATGTGGCTCTACACCATGAGTGTGTGCATTCATGTATATTCGTTTTGGTCGTTCAATATTATATGTGTTCTTAAAGTCATACTTGTAAAATATTGTTTGCCATAATTGCACTAACCAATCATATCCATTCTCCATGGCTTGCTCTTCTGTCTCACCACAAAAGACATGCCAGTGCTTGTTTACCTCTCCCTTTTGGGAGTTGTAATCATACTTCCAATAAACCTCTTTCATTTCCAAAAAAATTAATTCTGCAATGTGGTCCTCTAGAACATTATCATATACATCTAATCTACTTTTCATATTACACTTTCCAATCATCACCAAAATCAGTGCTGTCAAATACTGGCTCTGCAAATGTGTCTTGATTAGAGTCTGCAAGACCTTGTTGCTCTGCATCCTCTACATCATACAACTTCATCTTTGCTCTGTCAATACCAATAACGAATCTTTTATTGGTGGTAGGGTCATTGTATCGGTTCTTGAGTTGCTTCACCGCAATCTGGTTCAGTTCGTCAAGTTCCTCATTACTAATGAGCGCAAACATGAGGTCAGCCGTAGCAGGCAGACCAAAGCTCTCTGACGTATCTTCCAACCCAACATCACTATTGGAGAACCCGCTCCTTGTGGTCTGTGTAGCCGACATAATCGGGACGTTTGTTTCAACTGCGAGTCCCCTAAGTTCTTCAGCAATTGCCTTGATATACATGTAGCTATTAACATTTCCATTCGCCTTAAATCGTGATGATGCACATATGTTTAGATAATCCACAAAGATGATATCTGGTTTGAATGATCTCTTGATGGCCAGTTCCTTGATCAGTCCTCGAAAGTGGTTACTGTGTGCTGATGCAGTAGGATACTCCTTGATGATGAGTTGACCATTAGTCTTCTGTTCGATGGCTTTCATCTTGTCATCATACATCTGCTTGGGTAACTCATGCAAATCGTCTATAGAGATATTCATGAGGTTTGCATCTATACGTTCAGCTATACGCTCCTCAGCCATCTCCAGAGTGATGTATAGGACGCTTCTACCTTGGCTTAGACAGTTTGCTGCCATATGACACATAAACAGCGACTTACCTACACCAGTGCCCGCAAGAGCAATGTTGAGTGTTTTCTGTGGTAATCCACCCTTGGTAATACGATTGAAGAAGTCCAGATCAAACGGAATCTTATCTTCTACTTTATGGTAGAACTCAAAACGGGAGTCTGCATCACATAGGTAATCATGACCAACACGGTTATCAAAACCAACAGCCAAGGCTTCTGTGAGAATGCTTGGTAGAGCATCGACGCCTCTAGCTTTATCCTTTCCATCAATAATTTTAATCCCATCCACAATTGCATTGTATACCGCCTTATCCTTACAAAAATCTTCTGTTGTCTCTACTAACCAATCAAAATTCGCATTGTCATCCGCTTGAAGCTCCTTAACTACGGATAATACTCGTTTGTAATCATCCTCATTCAAGTCACCACGGCTGTCCAGTTCGACCTCTAGCGCGTTCTGGTTTGGTAGGTCATTGTATTTGTCTACGAACTTCTGTATCTCTTCAAAGACAGTTCGTTCTATCCTGTCAGAGAAATAGTCACCTCTGATGAAGGGCAACACCTTTCTTGTGTATTGTTCATTATATATCAGATTTGTTAAAATCGTCTGTTCAATCGTTGTCATTTATTCATCTCAATTTATCTGTTATCAGTATTATTTTTTTGTTTTCACCAGTAGGCTTAACATAGCGAGTTTTAATCTGCTCATGAGTGTTCCACTTCATGGATACACTCTTATTCCTTTTTGGCAGGCCTGCTGTCTCACCTATTTTTTTCCAGTTGTCAGCAAGGTATACCGCACCATTCTTACCATCTCCAATTGTTGTGAGAATGGCTTGAAGGTTGTCTCCATATATATTGAACCAATCTTTCTTTGCTCTTTTTCGTATATTGCTTAGTATTTGACTACCAAAATTAGGTATTGGGTTTGTTTTGATGCAGAACCTCTTATTGTCTGCAACCTCATTAAATATACTATCAAATTGTTTTTGTGACTTATCAAAGAAATTAAGTATTGCCTTAGGTGTTGGTTTAAATCCGCTTCCTAACCAAAATGTTGCAGCATCCTCTCCATTATATGATATGATATACTTTATACATCTTCCCACTGTTCTAGGTGAGCTAACATAAGAATGAAAGTCCATCACAATTTTATTTGCGATATCCTTATCTTGTTTTGTCTCAGCGATTCGTATATGTATTCCTTTCGGTGAACAACCGTAAGCGACACCATTTTCATCTGTTTCGATAATCATTTATATCCTAGCCAATCTACTTCAGAAACCACATTTAAATTTTCTTCCATAATTACCCAGCCAGAACGCAATTTCTTTTTTCCAGACTTATTAACAGAGCAAGAGGGAGTGGTTTTTGATTCCTTTTTACCCATAGTTGGGGTTCCCCAATCATCTTCTGTAAGATTGTCTGCATAGGTGACACCTATTATTTTTGGAATATCATTTGTAAATTTCCAGATCACATTCATCACACAAGTTGTTTTTTTATGATGAGCAGAAGCGTTTGTGTCAACTTTATCTTTGACATAAAGAGACTTCATGTCAAAGCCACCTTCGCCCTTAAAATCCTCTAGCGTGGGAGTTTCTATCCAATAAGAAGCATCCTCATTATTTGGAAGAATATCTGGATAACCGTCTGGATGGGGGTTTTCTACATGAGAATCAGTTTTTGTACAAAACAATGCAGCATAACCCTCCGCAACACCACCTGACTTATTTCGTAATGGTATGTAATTATAAGGGTGAAACGGAAAGATGCTCTTGGCAGCTTTCATCCCCTCATTCCACTCTATAATACACTCTTTGAGTATATTTATCATCTCAGGAGATAATTTTGACTTTTTATTGATTAAGTAGTTATCCATGACAACCTCTTTTGTCTTCTCACTATACACATTATCGCATCATTCAGTAGGTTTGTCAAGTGTTTTTTCATTTAATTGTTGTCATTCACGCCCTCATCTTGGTTATCAATAATATGAACTAGGATGTCACCAATGAGATTAAAAAACTCCTCATTGAATTCTTCCTTTGGCACATTATAATTATCCACTATATCATACTCAAAACGAAATGGCAAGGTTCCATCTGGATTTTCTTGTTCTGGAATGCTTATTGTTCCATATTTGTACACAACGCCATGATATTTGCCACAATCAGTTATACAGACAGACACAACGTCATCATCTTCTCTAGCAACAAATGTATATTTTCCTTCCATTTTTATTGTCCTTTTTGTCTGGTTAACATTTCTGATTCAGATTTTGTGGGTCCACTTGGTAACGTATAATGAAGATAGCTTTGCAACAAATATTTTGGTTTATGCACAGGCTTTCTACCACAATGAACCCAAGGAAACATTGGTGGGAACACCACTGCTCGACCACCAATACATTTCACCGACATTGTTGATATGGTGCTTTCAATAAACTCTGTTTCACCAGCATCGTTATTGTCAAGGTAAATGAAGAATGCAAGAAATCTCATGGTTGTTTCCCTTGTTGCAACATCTACATGCCAAGGAAACTCATCTACACCATTAGGTAGGTATCTTTTTAATTTGATACCCTCAAGAATATATTCCTCTGGAAATAAATTTTTGTGTTGATTGGGCCAAGGAAGATCATCCTTATATTTTTGAATTATTTGACTGAATGCATCCAAGCACACTGGAATCTCATCCTTCCAATAGTTTGGATTCTCTAAAAGAAGTGTGTCTGAAAATTTCCTATAATCATTCCAAACAGTCTTTCTATCTGTATCTTCAAATTTATCTATCAGATTTTGGCAAAAATCTTGACTGAGAACATTCTCATAAACTCTTATCATATTATCCATAACAAAAAACCCTTTTTAGTCTACAGCAACCCTCTTCTTAATTTTTATGTATGCCTCATCTGTGCTATCATTCCAAGGGGTATTAGATATATATTCAAAATAATAGTTTTCACCAGTTTCTTCCAGTGAAGCTAACTTATTGGAAATCTCTTGTCTCGTACACATCTTTCGTTGGGTGTTGTCCCACAACTTAGTCCAATTTGGTTCCATTTTCTGTTCCTTTATTTTCTAGCTCATCAAGTTTTTTCTCAAGTTTATTTATTTTGATTTCCTTTGCCAAAGAATCAACACTACCAATGACACCACTAATGACAGTCATGGCCATACAACCATTAAGAGCGAGAATTGATATAAACATCAAGCTTGTCTTGAGTAATATCGACGCTCTCAACGATTTCTTGATAGTTTTTAAGATGTTCATTTGCTACCGCTTCCTTGGATTGACCGTGATATGCCACAGCGTAGTGGTTCTCAATCATCCATTCATTTAGAGTTGTCTGCCTGTCTTTCTTTCCATCGTATATTTTAAACTTACCCAGTATCCTACCAAACTTACCAGCCTTGTCTTGAACGGTGACTAATGTTTGAGTGGAACCAACAGGCATATATGTCTCCACCATCTTCTTCGCTTCAAGACCAAATTTCTTCTCTACCAAGTCTCTTGTTCTGCTTTCTGGCGTATCGATGCCATGCAACCTAATGCGTTCCTTGTGCATCCACATACCAAACCCAAGGTCAATATCAACATCTACTGTATCACCATCCACCACTCTTACAATTTTGCAACTATATTCATACATGCTTATACTCCAAAGGATGCACCACAGCCACAACTGGATGTTTGCATTGGGTTTACTATTTTCAAATAACTACCACCTAATTCGTTTACATAATCTATCTCTGACCCGATAATATACATCTCTGCTAGTGGATCAACAATCAAAACGTCCTCTATGGGTTTCGACCAATTTACATGCTCAATACCACTGTCTGTGGACAACCCCCAGATATACTCAAATCCAGCGCATCCACCAGACTTGACTCCAAGTGTAACATGACCTCCGTTTGAAACAGAGGCCATGTAATCCTTTGCTAATTGTGTTATTTTAATCATATTATTATTTATGGTTTTGGTGGATGGTAATCTTGATCTACCCCATAGAATTCACATTCATTCCACCCCCTCTGTTCTTCCAATTGTAGGACAACATCCAACCATCGTCCAAATAACTCTTTTGGAAGACGGCTGTTGTCTGTTCTTGGAATACATGCTGCACTCTTCACATCTACCTGTGACTCGACAGGAGCAACTTCCTTCAAACATTCATCCATATTAGGCAGCTTGGCAGTGTATTCCGTACCAGATACCATTGTAATAATCATCAGTGCTTTAATCATTCTTTAGTGCCTCCTCATAAATTGCAGTTTTCACATTGATCACGGTTTCTAACCTTGCAACACGATTGCGAACACATTTTGGCATCGAACCACGAAACTTGTCTCTATAGAAATCAACCTCTGAAATTAGAGTCTTGAGCTTACGCACATTGAGCTTTTCCTTGCGCTCTCTATCCCTATCAGGATTAAATGTTGTCATTCTTCCGTTCCTTCCAATTGTTCAATTCGTTTTTCCAACCACAGTTTAACTGATATGTCATTTGTGGCCGACAACTCTGGCGTTGTGAAATCCAACATTTCCAGTTCTGTCTTCAAAATCGACTTGGTTAGTATCGCAACCGAATCAGTGTTAACTTGCATTCAACAATTCCCTTGTCTTTGTGGTAAATGTCACCTGACCACTATCCATCAATTCATCAATAATCTCATCGAGGTCAGTCAAATCAGTATACTCAACCTCACCGTTGGCAACTGCATCGCTATACTTCATGCGAATGAAATCCTCACTAACCCAGCGATTTGTGGGATATACCATGTTATATTCAACCATCCTAAACTTCCTTCCAAACCAGTTCTTCAGTTCCAACGAATTCATACTTTCTGTTTCCAACCAGCACCATGTCACCGACACTGGTACTCCGGCAAGTGGCGTCAGGGAACATTG